AGAGTATTTGATTCCTTCTTTCTGTGAAGTAGAATAGTATTAGGCAGGATCTTGGTAGGTCCACCTTCTATTTCAATATTATATGTGCATAGGAATTCGTTTGACTCTTTGGATTCGAGAACGAATATCTTTTTGTACAATATCGTATACTGCCCTGTTATCTCAGATAGAGTTTCCTCTAGCTTGTCCTTCTGAGAAAAGGTGCAGAACAATTTATTTGCCATTGATTCTTTTGTAAGTTCAATTAATTTCAGTTCAGTTGTAACCATTTTTACTATTAATAAATATGAGTAAATTGACTAGAAAGCATAATCCTGGCCCCACTTGTGCTTCACCGACATACCTCCGCTTTCTAGGATCTCCTTGATCTTCTTTAGTAGGGGTTTGCCGTCTGATTGATCAAAATCAAACAGAAATGAGTCGTATGTAATTAGAATCAACTTTGTCTTCTTGTCACTAAGAAGTTTATTGATCTCTAGAATTTTATAGATGTTCTCCTTGGTCTCCAGGTTCTGGATGATGTAGTTAAATAGTTTTAACTTGCTCATGCCAGGGAGCTTCTTTAGGATCCTGCCTGTCGGCAGAACTAGAGCTTTATGGGCATTATACTTCTTCCACTCTCCGTCTATAAACTCGTTCATAGCCTTGAAGAAGTCGATGTCTTCGTACTGCTTTTCTATACCACCGTATAGCTGCTTGAATGTGATCGCCTTAGATTCCTTGTATTGCTCGTCTGTTAGCTCCTGGACGTCGAAGTATCTCTTGCCTAGATAGAGGTGCATAGACTCCTCAGGCAGTTTAAAACCTATTAGATTAGCTATTAGCCTCAGGTGATAGGCTTCAAAATCAAATTCTACTAGATAGTCATTTGCAGCTACAAAACACTTTCTAAACTTCTTGTCCTTAGGTATTGCCAGGAAGTTCACTCCATTGAATGAGTTTGTCGGTCTAGCAGTGAGATTATAAAGATTATAGTAGGAATAGACTGTGCTGCCTAGTAGAGAATAGGCCGTGTGGGTGAACTCAAACTTCTTGTTGAAGCAGCTTAGGTCTACTTTTATGCCTGCCTCTTCGACTTTCTTATAGGCTTCTACTAATTTGTCTTGCAATTCAATGTCCATCTCAAGATCAAAGTAGTCTTTTACCAATTCATATAAACACTGACATTTCTCGTAGTGTTTAGCTATCGGTATGATCTCATTGAGATTAGGCATCGTAGGATAACGCAGATAGAAATCTCTATGCGCTGGTGTGTTACACTCAAATGGATTGTACTCGTTGTTCTTATCTAGACAGATAAACTGCACATCAATAGCTTGAGGCAAATTTAAGAAGTAGGAGTGTAACTTCTTGTCTAGAAGATAAAGCTTCTTGTGTTGAGCTAAGAATCCCTCAACTAGTTTAATGTCTAGTGAGAATCCTTCCGAGTGATTAATGACAAAGATGTAGCCCTTCTTTCCGCTATTATAATAGATCAGGGAAGGCCTAGTCAGTTTAGGGTGATAATGATCATTAGAAGTCACAATCTGGATGAATGCTTCATCAGAGACTTCTAAACGAGATAATTGATCTTGACTTTCTATTATGAAATACATAACCTTTGTTAAACAATTATAACCTTTATTGCAGCATTTTAAAAATTTATTTACGCAGTAGGCTTAGCATATTTTGTGTAGTCACCTCCTATGTAGTCTACTATGCCTAAAAAAGTTTTGTTTGCAGTTTCAGTTAATCTCTTATTTGTATCAATAATACCTGGGATGATATTGTATTGAGATTGTCTTTGTGAGTTCAGAGGCCCTGTAATTTTCCAGAGTATTTTTTGAGTTTGATAAATTCTAATGTCATAATCTGTGGTACCATTAACAATATTATTATACTCATCTTCAGATATTTCTATAACGAAAGTGTCATTAATTTTCTTTGTAAAATATCTTATAAGATACCCTCTTTTATAATCACTCTCGATAGGTTGCGGATAAAAAGAAACAGGTTTCCCTAAAACTCTAGTAGGAGACACGTTTGTTTTTATAGCAATCTCTTTCTTTTGCTGTTCTGTAATGTTTAAAGATCCTAAAATAGGAGAAGAGGGATATTCATTTATCTTTTGCAAAGGTTCACTAGGACCTACATCTGGTGAAGGACCAGAAAAAGCTTTTCCATCATAAGTAATGTAATATTTTCCAGTATAAATTTCACCTTTTGTATTTATATACTCTCTATTACCAGCTTTCTGGTTAGTTAAAACTTTAGATGTAGGATAATATCTCAACATAATTAAGCTATTTTACTAACATAAATTTTAAAATCTCCAACTGTCAAAGGATCTCCTGGATTTTTTCCTGCAGCTCTAGCTATTGCTGGATTATTTTTTGATATTACTTCCGCTGATAATCCTGGAAAATTTAAAACAAATGAATTATTTGATAATTTAGATACCATAGCAGGTAGAAATGTGAATGCATATAAAGCAGTAACATCATAATTGCTTCCTGGTTTTGCTCCTAAATTTTTATAATATTTTTCTACAAAATCTAATTGTTGAACTCCTGTCATATTTCTTAAATTTTGTGTAGTAGTTCCTAAAGATTCTGCTGTTTTAGGCATAAACTGTATTAATCCAGTAGCTCCTCCATTTGGATTAACCGCCTGTGGATTTAATCCAGATTCTGCTTGCATAACTCTCTTTAAATTTTCTGAAGTGGTTCCTATATTTCTTGCTACAGTATCTAATTTTTGAATAAAACCTGGCTCAGATAGAGCTGGACCATTAACTAGAGATTTACCTCCTATTCCAACTCTAGGAATTTCTTGAAGTTGTAAACCAAGACCAAATTGTCCCGCTTCTTGTCTTTTGTATTCTTTATCTTTTTCAAGATTAAACATTGATCTGTCTTTTAGAAAGATCATACCTGCTTTGACTGTTGTATTCCAAGTATTACTATCTATATTATGCACTAGACCAGTTACTACAAAGCCTACTTTATTTAGATGATCTTTTTGTTCTCCAAAAATTCTACTACTATAAGTATAAGGAATTAATTCATTAGGTAAAGTAAAAGCGTGTCCCATATTAAAACCAGATATTCCATCAGTCATAAAATTTACGGACACTGGAATCATAGCAGAAGCTCTGGTTGGGGGTTCACTGCCTTTTATTTCTGTTATTTTATTTATAAAATAATTGGTTGCTAATCCCACGTATTGTTGAGATGGTGCTATTGAATTGTAAAAAGATTCGATAGCTGAATTAAATTGTATGGAAGTGGTTTTAAGTCCATCAGAAGAAGCTTCTTTAGCTTTCTCTTGAGTTGGAGCTTGTCTGTTCTGAATGTATCTATCTACATAATTTGTATTTATATACCCAAAAGTAGATCCATCTGTTGATAAAGTTGATTTTTTACCTGTATTAGAATTAGCAGAAATTGCTAACATGTTACTTAGCTTGCTAGAAATTTCTGTTTTTATATCAATAGATTTAGCAATGCTTGTTTTACCAAAAAGAGGCAGAGTTGGATTATTATTAGCAGTCAATTCTAACATAACCTCTCTATCTTTAGTCGGCACTATTTGATCATCTGTAATTTGATAAGTATTACCAGAATCGTTGTAAGATAATCTAAAGATATTGAAGTTACCTATGGTTTTAGAAACGTCTATAATAATCTGTTCTAGAAATGGTTTTAAAAATACTTTATTTTCATCATTTTTAGTACTGAACATTCTTATTGTGTTCATCAGATAATCCACATTCAATAATATGTTCATTATCTTACCTCTATAAGGACTAGACTCCTCATCATATTTAAAAGGCAATATTGCTCCAGATAAATTATCTCTACTCTCTTCTATGCTTGATCTAGGATCAAATAGAGGAGTCGACTCTTCACTATCTGTAAGAGGGGCTATCGCTGTTTTATCTTCAGTTAATATGGTTTCTTCAAATAGTTTTCTATAATCCTCAGTCCTACCCTCAAAAGGAATTAAACAAGTCCATGGATCTGTGCTTAATTGATTAGGGTTGCTAAGACAATAATTCTCATTTGGATTAAAATCAATATAAATTAAAGGTTTCTGTAAAGGCGTTTGAGCCACTCCATCACCTTTTACATCATATATTGTAGCACTGTGATTAAGAATCATTAATAATGAACCAAAAGGAATATAAACCGGATGGTTTAATTGCGTTCCTAATTCTATTTGTTGACTGATGTCGTATGGAACTACATAAGATGTTAATAGTTTTTTATAATTAACTGGGGCAAAATTTAATTGGGGCAAAGTTATTTGACTAGTCCCTATATTAAATGTTGTTGAATTTTCATATAGCTTTTCTCTATTTGCCATTAAGTTTGTGGCAAATCCATATTTAGCTTGTACTTTAAATCTATAATCTGAGTTTGTATTATTTATATTATCGTAATCTGTATCTGGTATATTTCCTGATATTAATTCATTTATAAATGGAGTAAAAACTCCACTTGAAAATATTTGATTTATGAATTTTTCATTTTCTCCGAAAGGTATACGTTGAACTTGTCTTCCTATTTCTAAATCTCCTGAGCTTTTTATTGCTTCTGAAAGTGAGTGAACCTGTATTGTTCTTAAAATTAATTCAAGAGAAGAGAGATTAGATAGAGGAGAGTCAGTTTGTTCTGAATTAGCATCTTGAGGAGATGCTTGCCCTTCTTCGGCTTCTCCAGTATCTTGATCTTTTAATTTTTTCTGATAATCTAAATAGTCTATTGGTTGTACTAACTTATCAACAGAAAAACTACTAATTAAACTTGTATCTGTAAATTTAAAAGTTACAGGTATTTTATATTTTACATCTTCTGTTACTGTTTTTGTTCCTATAGTTCTTCCAATAGAGTTTGTAACTTCTTCAGCTACTTTTGCTGTCTTTGTTATAGGTATATCAAATTTTATAGTAAATGACCAAGGATTTGATCTACGTATTTCTTCACTTGTTATATTATTTTGACCTATTCCTGATATTCCTCTATCTGGATCCGTTATGTCTAATTGTAGAGACGTGAGTTTAAATCTATTATTAGATTTTAAATAATTTATAAATTCATCCGCAAAAGTTTTTGTATCTATACGAACTAGTTGATCTTCCTCAATTACAGATTTTTCTGTTGTTTTTGCGTATGTTGTTCTGTCTACATAAAAAAGATAAGGAAACGTATTTGCTTGACCTTTATATGTTCTTATTTTATTAAATCTTTCTATTTCATATTCATTACCTGTAAAGCCTCTAAGAAGTTGAGAGGGAATATCCCAATTTTGTTCTTGAGATAATTCATTTAAAAAATTTACATTTATAATTTTTAAAAGTCTTTCTGT